TCAGTTCCAGGGCCGCATGCAGAACTGATTTTGGTGGACCGTCGTGGGTCAGCCTTTCCCGAGGGTTGGGCTGGCCCACTCCCTCGGGTTTTTTGAAGGAGTTTGATCATGGCAATCACTTATGGTGCCGCAGTTTCTGCGACCGCCCCCGCGATTGTTGACACCGCAGCCAGCCAGTCAACTGGTTCCGTTTGCGAGGGTATCGGCCTTACTGGCGCGGATGGCGCAAGCATCAGCGGCAGTCGTATCGGCGGCTCACCAGGCACAGACCTGAAAGTCGAATACGGCGACGGCGTCGGCGTTTAATTCATAAAAGGATAATTTCATGCAACCCACGACACCCACTGTATTTCCTGAGATCCCGGTACCGCGACCTGATGAGTCGCGGTATGCGTATGACAATCGGCTTTACGTTGAGTTCTATCGCAAGCCGATGCAGCACGATGCCAAATCTCGAGACGCTGGTCGCGCGATCTATGACGAGATTGATTACATCCGCATCCACACGCCGGGTGACAAGTCCAGCGTGATTGAGCGTCCTGTGACCGCGATGGATGCAGAGCGGTTCGCTGAACGCTATAACAAGTGGAAGGCGGGTCAGGAAGAGGCAGTCAGCGGCACGCCGTTGACGGCGATGCCTGGCATGACGCCTGGCAAAGTTGAAGAGTATCGCTTCTTCAAGATCACGACCATTGAGCAACTGGCCGAGGCGGCAGACAACCTGGGTCAGAAGTTTATGGGCTTTCAGGGTGACAAGGCGCGTGCTAAGGCGTTCATGGAGGTCGCGGCCAACAACGCCCCGATCGAGAAAATGAACGCCGCACTGCAAGAGCGCGATGCGACGATTGAGCAGTTGAATAGTCGGATTGACGCAATGCAGGCGCAACTTGGCAAGTTGAGCAAGAAAGCAGCGACGGCAGACGCTGACTGATTGGAGTTGCGGGGATGGCCTTTCAAATCGTCAACGAGTCCACGTTAAGTGCCATTGTTCAAAACGTGGCCTCGATGGTGGCCTTCCCCGTCCCATCCGATCCTGCTGGTTCTGAAGATCCTGCCGTTCAGCAGATGGTGCAAGCGGCCAACATGGCCGGCATTGAACTGCTCACAATGTACGACTGGCAGGAACTGATCAAAAACTATCAGGTCGCAATCCAGGCTGACACCAGCGGGCAGCTCGAGAAAGGCTACGCGCTGCCGGAAGATTTCTTCGACTGGATTGATCAGACCAACTGGAACGCGACGACGCAGTTCCCGTCCTTGGGTCCGGTGTCGCCGCAGATGTGGCAGCAACTTCTGATCCGCACGACGCTGCCGACACTGTCGTTCTATTGGCAAGTTCGCGATAACTTGCTGTACGTCTTGGCGCCTCCTGACGCGCCGCAGACGATGAATTTTTTCTACTTGTCGCAAGCGTGGGTCAAGGATCAGGATGACCCGACGCTGTACAAGAACCGCATCACCAAGAACGGCGACATCGCGTTGCTCGATGCCACGTTGATCACGCTGTACACACGCGTTAAGTGGTTGGAGATGAAGGGTCTTGATAGCGCGGCTGCGATGCGCGATTTCCAGATCGCGTTTGAGAATCGCAAGGGTGCTGAGAAAGGCGCGCCTGTGCTGTCAATGATTCGCGATTTCAGGTTCCCGTACATCAATCCGTTGGTGTCGACGCCTGACACTGGTTATGGGGCTTGAGCATGCCATTGGTTCAGCTTGCCCCTTTCAAGACGCCACGAAAGGCGGCCGCCTCTAGCGTCGCGCAGCCTTATGTTGTGCCTGCGCCAACGGGCGGCCTGAACTGGCGTGACCCGATCAGCGCAATGTCACCAGCCGACGCGCTGGTTCTGACCAACTTCATTCCCAAGCAGCAAGGGGTTGAACTTCGCCGCGGATACCAGGCGTATTCGGATGCTGTGACGGTGGGTGGCGTTGCGCAGTCGGTGGAGTCTGTGTTCGGGTATCGAGCACCGAATCCGAATGACGACAAGGTGTTCATGGCAACCGCCGGCAACATCTATGACGTGACTGCTGGCGGCACGCCAGTGGTGGCCGTTACTGGTACTGGCAGCGACGCGGACGAGTGGTGGACGACGCAGTTCTCCACGCCGGCAGATACGTTCCTGCTGGCCGTGTCGCCTGGCGCCGGGTACTGGACGTACAGCACGACGACTGGGTGGGTTGATCAGACGCATGCAGTGCACCCGCCTGGCGGTGGTTCTGTCATGCCAACAAACGTGCGCACGGTGGCCGTGTGGAAGCAGCGCATCTGGTTCACGTTTGAAGAAGACTCGCAGGTGATGTATCTGGACACGGTCAACGCAATCACTGGCGGCGCGACGTTCTTCCCGATGGGATCAACGCTGCGCAACGGTGGCTATGTCTCTGCGCTAATCAACTGGACCGTTGATGCCGGGTTCGGCATTGACGACTACCTAGTTGTAGTTGGCACCGAGGGCGATGTCGGCGTCTGGGAAGGGACTGACCCGACCAGCGCGTCGACGTTTGGACTGAAGGGCGTCTGGTACGTCGGACCAGTGCCCAAGCACGGTGCCTATTTCACGCCGTTCGGCGGTGACGTGATGATCGTCAGCGAGTTGGGCCTGGTGCCTATGTCCAAGCTGATCACCGGCCAATACTCGCAGGATGTCCAGTCTGGCGGTCCCGCGTCAAAGATTCAGTCGGTTTTTGCGCCGCTGGTGCGCCGGCTACGCGATGAGAAGTTCTTCGCGTGCTTTGTCGTGCCGACATCCGACGTACTGGTTGTGAAGTTGCCGGCTGATGGCGGCACTTATAGACAGTTCGCGATGAACGTCACGACAGGAGCATGGTGCCAGTTCCTGGGCATGCCAATGCGCAGCGCGTCGGTGATTGGTGGGCAACTGTATTTCGGCACTATCGACGGCCTGGTGTCCAAGGGGTTGTTTGGCAACCTTGACGGCGTTGACTCTGTCGGCGCTGGGGGCACTTACGTTGAGGGCGAGATTCAGACCTCGTTTCAAAACTACGGCACGCCAGCGCAACTCAAGAAGTTCGGCATGGCGCGCCCGATCTTTATTGCGACTGCCGCGCCTGCAATCAAGTTGGTCGTCAATACGCAGTACCAGTTCACGACGGTCGGCGGCTCGCCGTTCTTCTTTGATGAGGACAACGGCATCTGGGACGCTGGCATTTGGAACACATCGACTTGGGTCGGTCAGAACACCTATCAGGGTTGGTATGGCACGACTGGTCTTGGTTACTACGGCTCGCTGCGCATGAAGGTGCGCGGGTTGCCGGCAACAGTTTTCACGTCGGCACACATGCTGACTGAAGTTGGGGGGATGATGTAATGGCTGAATACTCGGCGCAGGACATTTCAAACGCGCTCAGGAGTGAGTTGGAGGCCAGGCCAGGCTCAACGTATGACGAGTTGATGGGCATTGCCCAGTCGACATACGGAATTAGTCCTGACCAGTTCAATTCTGGCTGGGCCGAGTTTCAGCGTGGAACTCCCGCCTTCGCGTCAGGATCTGCGGCATCTGACTCAGGCAATCCTTCTTATGAGTCAAGCCTGATTCAGTCATTGCGCGCGTCAAGCCCAAGTGCGCCGCAGGCGCCGGGGGTTTTGTTTCGTGCCAATAAACAGAACGGATCGCCAATTGATTTCAGTTTGTCAGGATTTGAGTCGCAACTGAACTCTAACCCTCGCCTGTCAAATAATGTTGCAAAGCTTGGTAACGGAAGAACAAATCCAAACTTTTCGTATTCGACTGACGCAATCAATCAAGCGTTGATTGACGAGGTCAATGCCCGGCCAGGCTCGACGTATGACGAGTTGCTTGCCGCGGCTGAGGGTTACGGTGTAACGCCCGGTGAGTTCAATACTGCGTGGACCAACATGGGTCTTACGAATGCAGGAGTAACAGACGTAAACAATGATGGTGTGCTTGACGCACAGGATCTATCGACGCAAGACGTTTCAGCAGGATTGCGCGCTGAGTTGGACGCGCGGCCTGATTCAAGTTTTGACGACTTGCGCGACTTTGCGAC